TCCGCCGGAAGGTTGGGCGTGAACTTTACCTTGACGCTCATCCAGTCATCGGGACGGACACCATGTGTCTGCGCGACGGGATTGGAGAAGATGACTCTGTACCGGTTCTGGATCGATGCCGTGAACTTCCTGGACTTGACCAGGAACAGGTTGTGCATGGACTGCAACCGGTACCGGAGGGCAATGCCGGAAGCGCTGCCAAAACTCTCATCGTTGATATCCGCGATCATGGAGATATGGAAGATCAGACGCTCGAGGCGGTTGATCAGGTTCTCCTGTGTTGTGTCCGCATTTGGCTTCTGCAGGAAATCCACGACCGGAAGTGTCCCGTTCGGATCCCCCTCAAAGTTGATGATCCTGTTATCCCTGATCGCCTGCGTGTCCTTGCTCTTCACCTTAGGTCCGAGGATCTTCAGGTATGCATCCGCGAAGTAATCCACATCGTTGGCCTTCTCACTCAGTGCCTTGCTGTAGGCGTTGATCGCCGGAAGCTCTGACTCAAAGATCCCGCGGCGCTCTGCATTGTTGTAGAACTCACTGGCAGGTCCGTACTCGAAGCCATGTTCCTGTGCCTCGTCTGTCCACCTGTAGCCGGCACGGTTCTCGAAGTGCTGTACATAGGTATCGTCAGACCAGGAACCGTACTCGATATTGTCGGAGCCCATGAAATACCGGACGAAGAACAGCTTCCTGCGCAGGATAGAATCGTCGTAAACGAAGAATGATTCCATCCGGTCGACCTTCGCGATGCCGATCTCCCCGTCCTCGTCGTTGTAATACAGCTCATGGCAGGCGCCCTGGATGTCCGCGCCCTTGGAGATCTCTGCATTGACATCGTCCATCCGGTTGTACTGGTCAAGATATTCCAGGTACTGTGCGACCCGCTCATCATCCGAAGTCACCTTGATCGGGATGCCAGTGCAGAAACCGTTGAAGGTATCCACCAGATACTTCGCGAAGTTGATCGGGATGCGGTTGTCCGGCTTATACTTCGGCTTTGCCGGAGCCAGCAGGAACGGATAGACATTCCGTCCATATGCATCCTGCAGGGGCTTTAGCCTGAACTGCACCAGTCTCTTATGCTTTGCGATCAGTTCCGAGAGCAGGCTGATGGACATCTCCGTGCCTGCAGGTACGCGCAGGACATCCTCTACTGTCAGCGCCTGCTGAAGGTTTACTGCATCCGGCACCCAGATGCCGGCATCTGTGTATGCCATAATCAGATTCCTCCACTTACGGGGTTGTAACTCATGGTCTGCGGGTTATACAGGCACAGCGCCAGGGAATCCGCACAGTCAGGAGACCCGAGCCCCCGTTTCTTCATGTCTTCTTTCTTCTCCAGCGCGATCCGGCCACGACTAGTCAGGTGGTACTTGCGGTTGGCCAGCTGCTTGACGAGCTCCTCGTCATCCGGCAGCTGCAGAACAGGCTCCTCGCCGCGCAGCTTCGCTGAGAATGTCTGCTCCATCAGCTCGCGCACATTCCCCCACATTTCCGTCCCGGCGTTCTCATAATGCGCGTCCATGGCTTTCCCGCCATTGTTGCAGGGGATGACCTCGATCGGAAGTCCTTCCTCTTCCACGACTTCCTTCAGGCGGTCCGTGACGCCGCCGCCCACACCGGAATCATCAATGCGGACACGGCAACGGCCAGTCAGCGAAGAGCCATAGGCGTCATACAGTCCCGGATGCCGCTCTGTCCATGCGCTGATCCAGTCCTTGCAGATCCGGAGGACATGCCCGACCGTCTCCATCGTGGACTGTTTCGCGTACTTGCGCTGCGGATCTACCCTCATGCCCTGCCTCGTCGTGACAACCGTCTTGTCATCGCCAAAGCGGGCAACGTCAACGCCAACGTGGAGCATGTTGCTGTCCAGGACCGTGACAGGATCGTGGCAGCATTCCGCGTACTCGAGCGGGATGAAGGAATCGAGCCCGCCCTTTGGAAACTCGCCGTCGACACGGACGCGGACCACATCGGAATCTCTGCCGTACTTGGCTTCGAGCATCTCGATATTCTCGCGGCTCGTGCGCTTCGAATCCCTGGAAGAGACTGTCCGCGTCTTCCAGCGCGTGCGGTCACGTCCGAAAGCGTCGAAGAACACGCCCTCTGTCCGGTTCGGGTTGCCCATCAGCAGAAGCCGGTTGTCGATTCCTGTCAGTGTACCGAGAATTGCCTCCATGATCGGATCCATTACGCCGGACGCCTCATCCACAATGATCAGCATGTGGTCTTCATGGAAGCCCTGCATGTTCTCAGGCTTAGTGGCGGTTTTTGCGGTTGCGAACCACCGTTCCGAGTCACCGTTCATGTAGATTTTTGTCTTTGTCCATGTCAGCAGGTCCTTTACCTTGGAGGACTGCAGCCACTTGGCAATCTCTGCCCACAGGACGTCGTACAACTGCTGCATGGTCGGCGCCGTGCAGATCACCTTGGCATAAGGCCTGCAGCAGAGGAACCAGATGCAGAGGCCAGCCTCGAGGGCTGTCTTGCCAACTCCCTGCCCGGACTTCACTGCGACCTTGGCATGATCCTGCACATCCTTCGCTGTCGCGCTCTGCCAGTCATCCGGATCCATATCAAGAACTTCCCGCAAAAAAAGAACGGGATCCTTTGCGTACTTCATCGGCCCGTTCATTCTTCACCATCCTTATCGTCTTTGAAACCGTCTATGATTGACTGCTTCCAGGCATTCAGGAACTCATTGTCCTGAGAGCCCGAGCCGCCAGCTTTAAGTCTTTCAGTCTCGGCGATCAGTTTGTCCGTCTTTGCCTTCTGCTCAGGAGTCGCCATGTCCATGTGAGAGGCGAGCCAGTCCAAAGCCTTCATGCGGTCCGGAAGCTTGACTGTCACTCCGTCGCGCCCCTGCTTGACTTCTCCGATCAGAGTCGTGTCTACATCCCTGGATTCCTTCAACCTGACCACATTCACGGTCTGCATGAGAGTTTCCTTCTCTCCGGTCTCGGGATTCGGAATCATAACAGGTCCGAACTGGGAAATAACGGGCTCCTCTTCCTGTCCCCAGCTCAGATAATCACCCATGTCAGCAAAGGCAATGTCCATGTATCGCTGGAAAATGTCCTCCGGGCTGAGAAGAGCCTGCGTGTATCGTGCCTGCTTAAGGCGCTGAATTTCAGCTTTTACCTTAGGATTTCTTAGGAGTTCACTGCCGCTTGACATTGCCGCCGCATAGGAGCATCCGTAAGCCTTCTGATAAGCGGAAGTTGCATTAAATGTTTTCGAAAAGTAGATGCAAAACAGTTTTTGCTGATCGGTCAGCTCCTGATTCTCTGTTACCCTTTTCGCAATTTTATTAATTTCTCGTTTTGGAACGTTCCCTTTTCTTTGTTTTGGAACGTTCCCTTCCCACTTATCCAGGCTTTTCCATTTCCGAACCTTACCCTCGGGAACTCCCAATTCTTCAGCAATATCTTTTAATTTTTTCTGTTTACCGGAATCGAGCCACAGCTGATACGCAAGGTCTCGCTCCGGACTGCGTGCCCTCGGCATCAGCTATCACCTCGCTATTCGTCGTTTTGTCAAAAACAAAATTGGCGGTCCCTGCGACCCGCCTGCCATTATTTGTTACGCGCTATCGGCCTGCGCGGGACAAGAAGTCCGGGCAACTGTTTAGCATCGGCGGGTAGCGAATCGCCGATAAAAAGGACGCCACACCTGTAACAGTGTGACGCCCTGATCTTGAAGGAGGGTAAAAATGAAAGCCCAACCGTGCATCGCTCCCCATCTCTGCACGGTACTACTTTATCACTTTCATTTTTGGTATTTAATGGCATTTACTGGCAACTTTGCGAAATCCGATCCTTTTCCATCGGTATACGGTACTTAAGTCGCACGGAACCATTTTTGCGATGTCCTCGTAGGTATACCCATCCACAAAGTGCAGCATCAGCACTCTCCGGGCCTGGTCATGGTCTACAGCATCGATTGCAGCCGACACCTCTCGCATAACTGTGATGGCCCTCTCCTGAGCTGCTTTCCAGTCCTGTATCAGATCATCGATCCGAACAATGTAGTCAGACAAGTCCTGCTCCGTATTGTGAGCCTTAGGCATGTCCCCGTCTTCGTAGCTGATTCCCTTCACGCCCATCATCTCACTGCGGACGCGCTCGATCCTTCGCTCAATGTCCTTAACCTCTGCCTTTGCCACCCTGTACCGTGAAAGATATACTGCCGCTTCCTGCTGCATCTCTTTAGCTGTCATCACTTCCCCCGAAAGAAATCTTCCCTCTCCTGCATCTGTCTTGACGTGTGCCGGCTGGCATAGAGCTTAGCCTTCTTCCGTCCCATCATAGCTACCATCTTGTCCAGGACCTGCCCTGTGTACCTGTCGATATTGCTACAGGTACTCGCCTCCTGGTCTGTGATCTCATGCCTCTCACAGTATCCCGTTTCCGGGTCGCGGACCTCCAGGCAGATCAGCACGCCTTCCTGCGGCGGAAGGACTCTGACCTCTAACCCGGTATCCCTGACGTAACTTAGAAAATCAAACAACTTTCCGTCCCTCCTTTTCCTGCAGAAAAGCATCTGTGACATCTATCCCCGCCTCTTTGATGCAGGCCGCGCGGATCCTCTCCGGATCCATCCCGTACTGCGCTTCAATCTCCTGCACCTGCTCGTAGAATTTTGCGCACCTGTCAAAACCAAAACCGTACTTGCGGTGCAGTGCCACCAGAAGGCACGCCATCACCTGCGGCGCGATCCACTTGACCTGCTGCTGACGCATGTACACCCACTGCGCATAGGACATCTTTCCCGTGTCCAGCGTCGCGTTCATGTATGGCAGCTCCTCCCATGACTTGCCGCTCCCGTTCTGGACCTCTATCCCCGTCTCCTTCTCACACATCTCGATCATGCTGTGCATGCTTGTCGCCGCGCACTCATGCCAGACTTCACCGGTGATCTCAAAAAGCCGGATGATCGTGACCTTCTTTTTGCTCCAGTGCCTTACCAGGGCAAGAGCCGCGGCGCTGTAAAGCAAAAAGCACTGCCGGCGGCCTTCGACCTCGATCCTGTCACAGGCCTTCTGGTATGCTGTCCGTTTCCGTTTTTTCTTTGCCATCGCTTATCTCCTCACTCTTTTTCCTGCAGTGCGTGCAAGGGACACTCCCGGGGCTGTAATGTCTTCCCGGATCGTAGTCTGTCATCTCCTCATACCGCTCGACGCACTTCCAGGATCCATTCCTGCGTTTGTGCCTCACATTCGGATAGGGCAGATAGCAGGAACAGTCAAACGGCGGGATCTTCTGCAGCCGGTATCCCAGCCGTGCCGCCTCCCTCTTCACCTCGCTGACCGTCATTTCTCACCCTCTCGATCCTTGCCTTCAGCGCGGACAGAAGGGCCTCCTGCGCGCTGTCCTTGTGCTCTAGGGACTGGATCACTGCCTCGTCCATGCCATCCTTCACGATCAGCCTATGGATGATGACCGGCTTTTCCTGCCCCTGCCTGTGCAGGCGCTTATTTGCCTGCTGGTAATCTTCCAGTGACCACGTGAGGCCGAACCATATCACGTGGTGCCCGCCCTGCTGGAGGTTTAGCCCATAGCCGCATGACGCGGGCTGTGCGAGCAGGATATCGATCTTTCCCGCGTTCCAGTCATCCGCGTCCTGCGATCCGGAATAGACGCGGACCACAAAACCACTCCTTGCAAGCGCATCCAGGAGCCTGTCCCTGTCATGGCGGAAATAGTAGTACACAAGAGCGTGCTCACCGCCCAGCTGTTCCACTGTCTCCAGGAACGATTCGATCTTGCAGTCGTGTACTTCTGTCACATCCCCTGCCTCGTTATAGGCAGCACCGTTGCACAGCTGCAGGAGCTTTCCTGCCAGCGTCGCGGCCGTGGACGCCGTGACAAGCTCATCATCGACCGGGAGGAGCATCGTCTTTTCCATCTCCGCATAGGCCTTTGCCGCTCGCAAATCCAGCATCACTGGAATGTCATCCACGACCATGTCCGGCAGTTCCAGATAGTCCTCTGACTTCATGCTGATGCAGATATCAGAGATCCGCTTGTATATCTCTTCCTCCGCGCCTTCCCGCGGCTTGTATGTAAAGATCTGCGTCTGGCTCCGTTTATCCGGAAGGAAATACATCTCCCGGTACTTCGTGATCGTCCTGCCAAGGCGCTGTCCTCCGTCCAGTAAAAAGACCTGAGCCCACAGATCCATCAGTCCATGCGGGGAAGGTGTGCCCGTCAGCTCTATCAGCCTCCCGATCTTCGGCCGTGCCGCCCGCAGCGCCTTGAACCGTTTTGCCTGATGGCTCTTGAAACTTGAAGACTCATCCAGGACGACAACATCAAACGGCCAGGCATTGCCATAGAGCTTCACGAGCCACTGCGTGTTCTCCCTGTTGATGACATAGACGTCCGCGTCTTCCCTGAGCGCCCGGATCCTCTGCGCACCTGTACCGAGTACGACAGAGATCCGCAGGTCCTGAAGGTGGTCCCACTTCTCTGCCTCCAAGCTCCATGTGCTCTCCGCGACCTTCTTTGGTGCGATGACCAATGTCTTCCCGATGCAGAGCATCCTGCAGCGCATCCACCATAATGCCGTCAGCGTGATGACGGTCTTGCCGAGCCCCATGTCTAACCACAGTCCGCAATAGGGCATCCGTATGATCGACTCTATGCAGTACCGCTGGTAGTCATGTGGGATAAACTCTTTCACTCCATCACCTCCCTTCTGCCATAAGACGTATCTGCCGTACAGTTTCCGCGAGCCTCTTATCATCCACAGATGAGAAGACCGTGAAACCAAGTTTCCGGAGCTGGCCCTGTACATACATCTGCCGGGGCCGTTCCGTTTTACCCGGCGCTTTCAGTTCCACAAAACAGATCTTTCCTCCCGGGATCAGCACGATCCGGTCCGGGACACCGGAGCATCCAGGGCTTACAAATTTCAAACACCTGCAGCCGAATGACTCCACGGCTTTTTTAAATCTTGACTCGATCGTTCTTTCCAGCATAAAAATCATCGACGCTCTCGCGTACGCGCGTGCGCGCAGGCACGCGCGCGCGTATAATGCGTGTATGTGGGCGCGCAGGCGTGCGCGCGCGTCCTTATATTTATCTATTTTTTATGATTTATATCTCTATAGAGAAAAAATGTAATATTGTAATAATAGGAAGAAACACCAGTATTTTTGCGGGTTTCCAGTATTACAAAATTTGTAATACAAATGTGATAATGTAATATCGTGGTGAAGGAAAATATTACAATATTACATTTTTTGTAAATTTGTAATATACAACGTAATATACATTTATCATCAATATTTCGATTATCTGGGGATACCCCGTTTCCCCTGTCATTCCCCTTCGGGGTCAGATAAAAACCCTCTCTGGGTCCCGTATGGGAGGCCTCCATAGAACGGTGCACGGGCCTGCTGCCATCCGTGAGCGTTCAGAAGGCACTTCTTGATCTCGTCCTTGTCGGTCTTTTTGATATCAGATGCGCGGTTCAAAAACAGCTCACACCAGACTTCGATGACGCTGATCCGGTCACGCGGTACCAGGTTGTAATCGCCCGTGCCGCCGGCGGACCAGAAATCCCTGCGCCGGTCGAGGTTCCATTGGAGCCAGTTGTCCGGGACCGGCCGCTTTAAGAATTCGAGGATCATGCCTTCCTTCGCGGAAACATCGCGGTGCAGCTCCTGATACTCCTTTGCGGCCGCTTCCAGTGAACCAGTCAGGAACAGCTGCTCCCCCATCTGCCAGCGGACCTTTGCTTCCGCCCAGATCTGCGATACCTCATCATCCGTGAGGTCGGTGAAGACATTCTTCGTGCGGTCCTCCCTGCCCACGTCCACCGGCCAGAACCGCCGGTTCCCTGATGCATCCGTGAGGTATTCCAGCTGATTGCAGGTCCCGAAGAATACACAGCTGCGCGGCTGCTCTTTCACGTTCCGTCCGTATGCCGCACGGTACCTGTCTGCCCTCAGTGACAAAAACTGTTTGATGCGGGTAACATCAGACCTGCGGAAAGCATCCAGCTCAGCGACTTCCACGAGCCATGCCCCCGGCAGAAGCTCAGCTGTCTCCTTGCCCTCAAACGTCCTGATCGAGTCGTTGAACCAGCCGCGGGACATCTTGTCCAGGATCGTAGATTTTCCTATGCCCTGCGGCCCGGAGAGGATGAGCATGTTGTCGAACTTGCATCCAGGAGTCATGGCACGTGCAACAGCTGCAGTAAAGCTCTTGCGGGTCACTGCACGGACATATCCCGCTTCATCGTCCTCCGCGCCGAGGTAGTCGATGAACAGGGTGTCGAGGCGGGCTTTGCCGTCCCAGTCAAGGGACTCGATATAATCCTGCACATCATTAAAAGCGTGCTTCTGCGCGTGGATATCCAGCGCAGCATCGATATTGGGACGGGACTTTATCCCGTAATATTTTTCGATGTACCAGTACAGGCCGTTGGAATCCGTGTCGGACCACAAGCGCCGATCAGCGCTGTTTGACCAGGGAAGGATACCAAGCACTTCCCCCATGCCCGCGAACGTATTGAAGGCGAACCTGTCTTTGAGGAGCGGATCATTTTCCAGGATGATACGGACGTTGTCGATAGTGGGCTTTATCTGTCCGTTATTCGCGTTAAGTGACAGCTGCTGCATCCAGTTGGCGGGATCCGCGCTATTGGTCGGCTCCACGTCCTGAAAGTCTCTCATCGCTTCATCCGCGCGCTCTCTTGCCATCCTTGCCGCACAGGTAGGATCCTTCGTGGCAAACTCGCACATGGCTTTGAAGCTGGGAAGACGGTTGGAAGGCGTGCCCGGCTGTGCGTCGTCGTCCCTGTCACCAAACTTGTGCAGACGTACGAGGTCGAAGCAGTTGACCAGCTTCCCACTGCATGGGTCGGTCGCATGGTGCGAATAGAGGAACTTTCCCTCATCATAGATAACAGCCCCGCCGGTCGTGGATCCTCCGAGGTATGTCAGACGGTTCGGGTCGGTATCCACCGGTGAATATATCCCCGGGAGAAGCTTCTCGATCGCGGTGAACACATCACCGTATGCACGGTTGAACGCGCCCACGATACCGGGTTTCGTGTCAGGGTCTCCCTGCCGTGCCGCCAGTTTCCTGTACGTGTCCCCGCTTCCCGGGACCTGCGGCCATGACGTGTAGTCATGCCAGTCCGTGTATGTAGATAAAACACTGTCCGCTGACATCAGGGCCGCATCCCCGAATTTGAACACGTAATCACTGTCCGTACAGCAGGAAGGCCAGTACATCAGCCTGGACGGCTCGAAAGTCGTAGGATCTGCCATCTGTATCCCGATCTTCTCTGCGATCCTGCGTGCGATAGGCTCGTATTCATCCACGGAGACCGTCCGATCGAGAGGGAACAGAAGCCGGAGCCTCGGTGCTTCTGCACGATGTTTCCTCGTACTGTATGCTGCATACGCGCAGCGGAGCGATTCTGCCGCCTGGATGATCGCATCCGTCTTGTAAGGCGGGATCGTATCGAAATCCAGAGTTACAATGTCCCTTCCCATCACTGCAGTCGCTTTGCGGCGGGGACCATTCAGGAGCCCTGCCACAAAGCCACCAACATCTTTCAGCTCATCCTGCCGGGCCTTTGGATAGGCGAGATACTGCGCGACCGTCTCTGTGCCCCTCATTGGCGTCTTCAGCCTGTCCCACAATTCACCTATGCTCGTTACCTGCTGCTGCCAGCTGACCGCTTTACGGCTTCCTCCGACAGATATCGTTATCTGCCTATCATGTGATAATTTCATAACCTCACCTTCCAGTCCCGGGTTTGTGTTTAGAATCCTGCTTTCCTCTTCAGGTTATCGATCATGTCCTTCAGAGCCTCATCTACTCCCTTACCTGTTCCCACTGCATCGACAACGTTGTCAGAATCTGGGCTTTTAAGTGCGACCCCGTCATCCAGTGCCGCCTTCAACATATCTTCATATAGCTTACCGAGTGTATGGTTTTTTTTTGTCCAGGCTGCCACCGATCGAACCGATCACCATCAGCAGATCCCCGACTATTTCAGGCAGCGGACCGTTTGCCTCGACCATGCAGAATCCATTATTCTTGTTCTTGTTCACTTCTACTTTCAGCATTGCTTTTCTCCTCTATCTCACATAAAAATGCTACATTGCAAGCCAGATGCCAGAGATGAGGAAGGCCGCTCTCCTCATCGACCCCGTCCGGATCATCCAGGTACCGGAGCAGATGTCTGTACATCGCATCCCTGATCCGCTCCTTACCGATAGTCCTCCACCCGTCAACACCGGTCTCCGGATATTTGACCTCTACTCCATACTGTCTGACAGCAGCGATAGCCCACAGGATCCGCCGCGGTACCAGTGTCAGACGCGCTTTTCCAGCATCCGCTTTTGCTTCTTTCATGCTCTTACTCCTTCAGTCCCAGCAGGTAATCAGCGCTCAGGCCCATCGTCTTGCACAGCTTCCACAGGTTCAGGACAGACATGTTCATCCCTTTCGATTCATTCAGGACGCTCGCCGCAAAATCACACTCCCTGCAGATCTGAGCCCGGTATTTTCCGGTCGCCTCTACTGACTTATCCACTCTTTCCCAGAATCCCGGGACAGGATACTCCCTTCTCCTCATAGTTTCCCCTTCTGACAAATATGCCGCCCTTTTCGTATCACCCAAAAGAGCGGTATACTGTCATCGATTAGATCTCGTTGTTTCAAGGTTACAGCGTTCACGGCTTTATGTTGTGGACGCTGTTTTCCTTTTCACAGACTTGCCCTTCAGTTCTGTGTATTCCAGGATCCCATCCCAGTCAGCACGGTCCTTGCAGGTGATCGGGACCCGGATCTTCCCGCGCTTCTTTTTCTTCTTCCTGACCTCTTTGAGGATCTTCTCCGTCTCTATGAGCTGCATGTACATGTCCGCAAGCTGACCGCATAACAATGCAATCGCTAACCCCAAAATACCTATACCAATCATCGGTTTCCCTCCTTATCGCCTCCTGTATCTCACGCGCCCTGTCCTCCAGTGTCCTCATTTGTGCACCTTTCTTCACGGTTGAGCCGTGCAATATCGTCCATGGCCTGTTTGATAATGTCCTGATAGTTCCTGTATTCCGTGCACTGCCCGCGCCGCTCCATGCACTCATCGACATGTATGCAGTTGTCGCAGACAGTGCTCTCGCTCATTTTTGTTTCCTCTCTGATCGAAGCTTCATAAGGCGCTGTTTCACACCTGCCGCAGACCGCCCCATGGCCTGCGCTATAGCACCGACCTCGGCTCCTTCATCGGCCATTTCAAGTAGCATGGCATCTTCCTCCGGTGTATACCGGTTATGCGGATGGCATTCCTTTTTCCGGTTCTTATAAGCTTCCTCCATCGCCTGCTGCCGTTTTGCAGCTTCATAAAGCCTCTTCAGCTCCCTGTCTTCCGGAGACGGGCCTCTATATGCCAAAGTCGGTTCACGCGGCGGTTTGGGAAGCTTCGACACATCAACTTTAAGCCTTACAATGCGGCCTTTTTCTTTTGCCCTCGCGTGCCGCCGGATCTCCGCATACCTGCAGGCCATGCACTTTCCGTGCATCTTTGAGCTGATGATCCTGCCGCAATCACTGCACTGATACATGCGCGCTCCTTCCCTTGTCGCAAAATCCATCCGGAGGAACCAACTGATGAGGATAGCCGCGCCCGGTGCACCAGATCGTATATTCATCAGGCTTATCCGTGTTTAAGCATCCGCTGCACCTGACCACCTTCACGACGTCTTCATCAGGCTGCAGGAAGTCGATACGGACTCTTGCGTCCACCAGCCTGCGCGCTTTGAACACCGCTTCCAGCGCATCCTGCTTTTTGATATAGCCATCCATTGCCGTCCTCCTAACGATCAATCTTTCGTGAAGAAATCCCCGACCCATCCGGCAGCATCCAGGGGAAGCCCCTGTGCCCAGGGCGGCCTGCGCTTCATAATGCTGCAGACGTCTTCCAGCATCTGCTCATTGTCCGCGTAGGGATCGATATCAATGACGCATTCATCGTGCACATGGAACACGATCGGAAATCCTGCGGCCTCCAGATTCTCTATTGCATAACAGAGGCAGTCCCTTGCGATAGCCTGCACAATGTTCTCGGTGAGCTTCCCGCCGTATGTCTCAGTCGGTTCCCATTTCTTTGTCGTCTGGTTGACGCCCCAGTATGTGATAGACGGCTTGCCCCACCGGTTCTGTCCTACCTGCGGATCCACGTAGAACAGTTTCCGCCCTGACGGAAGCTGGATGGTCATGCAGGATCTTTCCATCGTCCGGCTGTGCTCCCTGCGGAATACAAGCTCTGATCCGTTGTTGAACCAGTTCGTAAATGTTCCCGGAAGCGCCCCCGTTACCTCCTCGTTCTCACGCGCCCTGTGGGGATCGTACTCTTTAATGTTTATCCGCTGCGTACCTTCACCGTTCAGAAGGCGGAGAACCTTATCCTCGATCGTGTACCAAAGTCCGGATATACGGCTGTTTGCCGTCCTCCACCTTCTCACGATGTCCGGAAGTTCCTCTTCCGTCAGGCCCATGTCCAAAGCTCCCATCGCGATCAGTGCACCCGGGCCGCCGTTATAGCCAAGGGCCAGTTCTGCGACTTTTCCTTTTGCCCGGAGTGCATACTCCGGATTGCCCTTTTTAATGAGCTCTATCGGGACACTGAACATCTGTGAGGCCGACGCCTCGTAGATCTTCCCGTGTGTCTGGAACACTTCCAGCCTCCACTGTTCACCTGCCAGCCAGGAGATCACGCGGGCCTCGATCGCAGAAAAGTCTGCATCTACCAGCACATGACCCGGACTTGAAACAAATGCCGTCCGTATCAGCTGTGACAGGGTATCGGAAACACTGCCGTATACGACCTGCAGCGCGTCGGCGTCGTGTCCTTTCACAAGCTCACGCGCGAGCTCGATCGGCTCTGTATACGTCCGGGGAAGGTTCTGGACCTGTACGAGGCGGCCTGCAAACCTTCCTGTCCTGTTTGCACCGTAGAACTGCAAAAGGCCTCTCACGCGCCCATCGGGGCACACGCATGCTTCTATCGCGTCATATTTCTTCGTGCTGGTCTTACCAAGCTCCTGACGGATCTGCAGCGCCCTCCTGACCTCCGGGAGAAGGTCCCCGTCGTCGAGGACCCTGCTGACTGTATCTTTCCGGAGATTATCCAGCTCCTCATCGGGTCCGAGGCGTTGGTTCAGCCACCCGAGGAGCTGTGGAACACTGTTGGGATTCGACAGCCCGGTCAGCCGTGCCGCCTCCTCCATGAGTCCTGCCTTGTAGCCTTCCCCGATGTCAAGCGCACCATGGACAAAATCCATGTCCACTGCGACGCCCCGCATGTTGATCGCAAGATCTGTCTCCCACTGCCGCTGTACTTCATCCGGGACAGGAAACTCTGAAAGCCTGTGCTCGATCTCCATTTCCGCTACAACATCCTGCCCGTTGTACTCCTTGAAGAGCTGCCATTTTTCCGGATCGTGGCGGGGATAGTTCCGTGTCCTCCCGCCATTGGACTTCGTCGGCTTGCATGGCGTACAGAAGTATTTGATGAGCGCTTTTCCCGTTGACAGCTTCTGCTTGTCTTCCGGAAGCCCCAGGGCCCTACCCGTCGCATCCAGTCCTGCAGTGTACCCGCAGTAAAGGCCGTGCACCATCGTGCATCTCCATTGCGACGGGATCATCGGGCCGAAGATCTTTGACAGGCACCCGAATTCAAACGACGCGTTATACGCATGCTTGATGTAATCCGGATCTGTCAGCGCACTTATGATCTGAGACGGGATCTTTTCCCCGCATGCCAGGTCAATGACCTTCACCGGCTGGCCGTCCACCGAATAGGCAAACAAAAGGATCTCAAAATCATCTGACGCGGTATACCTCTGCGCGCCCGCATCCCCGATCGGGACACTGGAAAACGTCTCAATGTCAATGCTGAGATGATGTATCATTCCTGATCCTCTCCTGTGCTGATGTCAAGCATCGGCGTGGATCCTCCGGTCACAGTGGGGAGCTTGCCATCCCATTTCTCGATCTTCTTCCGTTCCAGCAGCTCCGGTGTCAGGGACTCGTAGATCTTTTTATTGGCCTCGGCCTCTGCTTCCGCCTTGATCTTCGTGGCATCAGCTTCGCCCTGCGCCTTGATCCGCTTCTCTTCAGCCTCTGCCTCCGCTTTGGTCTTCTTTTCCTTGCCCTCGTACTCGGCCTTTTCCGCCTGTATCTTCGCTTTAGCCTTCTCCTCGATCGCGCTGTTGTATGCGTCTGAAAAATTGATATTACCGACGTTCACGGAAACGATGTTCAGAACCTGATTGCCGTATTTTTCATTCAGGGACTTCTGGATCCGCTCCTTCATGGTGCCCTCTATCTTCGACCTGTCCGTTACATCAATGTCGTTGTACTGCTTCGCAGCTGCTTTAAGGCCAGATTCAATATTCGTCTGTTTGAGCAGGTTCGTGTCCCATTCCTCGACGTTCTGCCAGATCCAGGCCGCATACTCCGGATTGATCTGGTAGTCTACCACGACATGCTCGAAGTACAGCTCTGTCCGCTCACTCGTTTCCGCCCAGACCTTCAAATCCCCGAAATCCTTCTCCTGCTGTTTGCAGTTGACCCTGTGGATCGCTTCGACAAAAGGGACATGGAAATTCATCCCGCGTTTGACCGGCTTGTCTGAGATCTGCCCATATGCCGTCCTGACTCCCGTGTATCCCGTGGGGATGATGGTGATGGACAGCCCGAGCATGGCCACTGCGATCCCGAAGATAAGGCATGCAATTCCTGCGGCCTTTTTGGATGAAATGATCGTCGAAATGCCTGTAGCTATGAACAGGATCCCGGCGACTACTGCAACAATCTGGATAATCATTCTCTCTTCCTCTCTGCTGTGTTTGTTACCACATCCATCTACGGATTATGGCATCATCTCTTTTACAAAAATGCAGGATGCTGGGTTGTCCGGGGCAGACATGCATCCTGCGTGATCCCCTTGCGGCTCCTGGGCTGTTCCGTGCATGCCGCCAATTATGTGCCCGTTGTGGTTCTTTTTAACGTGGTTCCGGTACCCACGATGTCCATCAGTTAAAGGGCAGTTCCTCACTTATCCCGGGGATGCCCGCAAGCGGATCCTGAATCAGATGTCCGGTAATGGGATCGTACTGAGGCTGTACTCCTGTCGTGGCTCCATACCCGGACATCTGAGGCTGATAGCCCATGCCCGCGGCCTGCGGGTAAGCCTGCTGTACAGGTGCCTGCTGGAAACCTGCAGAAGGCTGTTCAAGACCTGCAAAATCAGCTGCTGCGGATGCACCACCGGACAACGGCTCACCGTCGCGCGTCTTCATAACGTTGCCCAGGCCGCAGCCGACACCACGGTTCCCGCTCACGTCGAAGGGATAGAAATTCAGAGTCACGCGCGCATACATCCCGGAATAGATATCCTGCGGGGCCAGCTCCACATTAAGGTTGGATACGTGGACGACACCGGGCTTGCGCTTGGATGCTGCGGTAATGACCCAGTGCCCCGCACACTCGGGGCCAAACTTAGATCCATCATTGCGGAAACCGTCGCCGTCATAGATCAGCGCATTACGCAGCTGCGGCCTTGCGCCCTTCCAGTTGTCTGATACACCCTTCTCATAGGCTGCCCTGATGCTCTGGTCGATGTCCGCTTTTGTCGCGACGTCCGCTTTGGGGATCAGCAGTGTCACACTGAAACGCGGATCCTGCCCGGGATTGTTCGCATTGGCATAGGGCTTTGTCAGATGCTCATAGGAGAGACGGACCTCTCCCGTAAGGACTTTTGTTGCAATGTTCTGGTACATGTTTTTCCTCCTCTTCGTAGGCGTACTCATTTCAAACGCATGGTCCGCCAGGTATTCTCTGCCTAAACTCATAGTTGATTTCATCCTGCTAAGAATTCCCGGATTATCCCTTTGTTCCTCTCATACCGTTTTCCTTCGGCCTGCACAGAGATAAACCGGCCATTGTTATAGGCCGCATCGTTCTTATAGCCCTTCTGCTTTTCCTTCAGGGCCTTTAAAGACTCTTTTTCTTTCTTCAGCTTTTCCTTCCACGGTACCCGCTCCCTGCTGCGTGACGGCAGCGATTTCAGGTGCCTGTCTGTTCTTCGGACCGTTTCCGCCTGCTTCAGTATGACCTCTTCCATCTCTTTTTCCTTGGTCCTGAGATCCACAGTAGCGTTTGCATATTCCCGCAGCATGGCCTCAGTCTTTTTCGGGTCATACCGTTCATCCAGGTAGGAAAGCAGTTCCCGTGCGATCTGCTTCCGCTCCTCGTAGATGTAGATCAGGTCTACAGTCTTCAACAGCTTCCTGAGCCGTGCCGCATCAGCCGGTAAAAAGCTGGGAAGGTTAATGGCCATCTTCCCATTCGGGTAATTGAACCGCAGGATCCCGTCTCTGATATGCTCCGGATACCTGTAGCCGTCCATCATGTCACCCCCGCAAAGTCCGTCGCTGCGGGGCTGAATGATGGGCGCTTGTCGGACTCCTCCGCAAGAGCAGGCTTGCCCGGCGGCCGCATAACATGCGCTCCGGCGACCTCCGCAAAGGCCTTCTTGCCCAGCATCTTCTCAACCTCCGCCAGGGATTTAGGTTTACGCTCATAGAGCATTGTCTCTTCGTAGCCGGCGGCGATGATATCCTTAAAGGCCGCCTCTGCGTCGTCGAAGGACCGGACGCTCCTGCCCTCGACTGCTTTCCATCCAGGGATCTCTTTCCCGTCAAGGATCGCGGACAGAGCATAATCCTTCAGGTCGTTGTACCAGCTGACAAGCTCAGCACCCTTGTGGAGCAGTTCTCCAATGTCCGCGTCTGTCAGGACCGGCGGGAGGACTTCTCCTGCATCCATCCGCAGCGACCTCAGTGCCGCATCCTCCTCCGACAGCTTCCCTTCGATCGGGAGATCCCTGAAGTCCTCCAGAGCCGTCATGTTCTCAGCGCGCGCCCTGCACACTGCCTTGCCGGCGCAGAACCTGCACCACGGGCCCTCTTTAAACTCAGCTCCCTCGCCGGTGAAGGCCTTCTGCGCGATCGGTTTGATCTGCTCTCCCCATGCCTTCAGCTGCTCGACCGTCAATTCCTCAATGCTCACTTCATCGGTGATCCGCGGCTGCACGATGCACATGCGGACCTTCTCCACGACATAGAGCATGCTGTACTGGTCCAGCGCGCCCAGCGCATACAGCCTCATCTGCGAATTGTTCTCGGCAGATACCGGAACACCCTTGCCGTGCTTGTAGTCCACGATCACAAGCGTCCCATCCCCGATGATGACACAGTCGCTGGTTCCGAAGCCCTCCGGGACATACTCGGAAAAATCCACCCTGACTTCCTGTGCCTGGTACGGCTTCTCCTTGAAGGACATGACCTGCTGCCAGATGAAATCCGCGTAGGCTTTCGCTGTCGTCATCATCTCCGGGTTATAGTTCTCATTTGCCTGCAGCTTCTTCAGGCGGCTGTTGTAGGTCCGCTTCGTGATCTGATCCGCGTTGTACAGGGCAGTAGCCTCGCAGATCGAATGCGCCAGCCGTCCCTCCTCCGCATAGATGCTCGTTCCCTTCGGGAACTGCTCCTCAAAGTTCGGTGCGGCTGTACAGTTGAGCCATCTGCCGGAAGACGATGCACTGCACTTCGCATGCTTCATAGGTGTTGCCATCCGATCACCTCCCTCAGATCTGCGCGCCCAGTGCGCGAAGCTCACCCGCGAACTGGCCAAACTGTTCCGGCTTCAGCTGTGTGACCGCCTGGACTCCATACCTGCGGAGCACTCCGATGACCTCGGCCTTCTTTCCCCTGTCAACCAGAGAAGCCCCCGCCCTGGCGATCTGCTGCAGGGTGATGTTTGTTGCAGGTGCCGGTACGGGAGCTACGGGCTCAGGTGCAGGCATAGGAGCCACGGGAACCGGTACAGGTTCCGGTGCAGATAACGGAGCTGAAGGTACAGGCACAGGTGCCGGTACAGGCTGCGAAGGCGCGACAGGGACAGGTTCAGGCTGTGCCGCCTGCATCCTCCCGATGTACTCCCCCAGCTTCTGGTATGCTTCCGGTTCCGGATGGTCATCCTGTACAGATCCAGTCATCGCAGCGCCTACCACGTTAGGGCTGACCATGATCTCCTGACGGGCCATGATCGCGTGCGCCAGCTCACTGATCGCCGCTGACAGGTCCGGTGCTGTAACCTCGACTCTGATTTCTACTGCTGCCATTGATTTTCTCCTCTCTGTATTTTGTTTATCGTTCCTGGACCATCTTCCAGACATCCTCTTTCGTGAGGCCCTGGTAACGGATGATCCGCTTTAAGACTCCAAGCGGGATACCGTCAACATTCTTCCGGTACCTGCCGATCGTTGTCCTGTGCGTCCCGACAGCCTGCGCCATCAGTTCCTGATTAACCGGATGTGCGCGGGTCCCGAAGAGCATTTCCTGAGTTGTCATCGGCTCCCTCCATTTCCGTGGTATCAAGTCCGGCTGTCAGCCGGCGGTATACTTCCTCTGCACGCCTGTGGTCCCATCCCTGTGTACCTGCGTAGCTGTAATGCATAACGGCCTGCCCGCACCTCGGGCAGTAATTCCAATGCGCTTCAAGGATCCCGGATCCACAGCGCCTGCAGTACACTTCCTTGTGCCAGCTTCTTTTGGGTGCATCTCTCACACGCGGCGGGATGGGCGTCGTCTTCTGCACCCTGATATCGATGCTCATGAGCTCTCACCATCCGCAATGGATGAAGGACACCGTGCGTCTTCTCCGGATGCTTCCTTCGCCTCCGCTGTTGCCTGCTGCCCATTGAAGGACCGTCTTACCATCGCCGCGCCCTTCGCGATCCCCAGCAGCTCGCGCCGGTCGCTCTCTTCCAGATCTGGAATGAACTCGGCCATCTCCTGGATGATCTCTTTTGCCCCTTCCG